TTGATCACCAGTTGCGCCAGATTCAATGCCATCGAGTTTGGTGTGATCTGCGTCGGTAAAAGCGTTGGTGTTGGCTTGACCTTCATAGGCGGCTTTGATCTCTGCGCCCGTTTGGTCTGCAGTTGCAGCAGTTTCAATGCCATTGAGCTTGGTTTTATCTGCTCCTGTCATCAGGCCGGAGTTACCACCAGCTACAACATTTGGCAGTGTCGTGTTAGTTCCAGTTGATGAGTTGATTGTTCGAGCAGAAGCCGTGTAACTCAGATCTGTAGCGGCTGGTGGTCCCACCGGGCCTTGTGGGCCTGGCTCTCCCTGAGCGCCAGTATTTCCGATTGGACCTTGTGGTCCTGTCGCACCCCTTAAGTCGCCCGTCGAGAAACTCAGTCCGTCGTCGGATGTAAAAAATACTCGACCGGTTGAGGTTGAATAATAGCCGCCAGTAAAACCATCAGCGTCCTCGCCCGCTACGCCTTGTGGTCCTTGATCACCGGCCGCACCTCTTAGGTTTCCGGTACTAAAACCAAGCCCGTCATTTGATGTGAAGGTGACTTCGCCAGTAGTGGCGTCATAAGTACCACCGGTAAAACCATCTCCATCAATACCGTCCGAACCATTAGCTCCTCTTATGTCTCCTGTAACGAAACCGAGCCCATCGTTTGACGTGAAAGTGACTTGCCCGGTTGCTGGGTCATAACTAGCGCCTGTAAAACCTGCGCCGTCATCACCATCGGCACCTCTTAAATCTCCTGTGGTGAAACCGATCCCATCATCTGACGTAAATGAGATTTGCCCCGTACTCGGGTCGTAACTTCCACCGGTAAAGCCTGGACCGGCTGGACCAGACACACCAGCGCAAATGACCCATGCGGTCCCGTTCCAAACTCGCAGTTGATCGGTCGTCTGATCAAGCCAAAACTTTCCCTTTAGTGGGTTCGTTGGTGAATGAGTGTTGTAATAAATTCCACCTACTTCGTAGACATTTCCATCAGTCCCTTTGACCTGCAGGTACGGCCCCGATTCGTGGTTATTTACCGCAATCTCCCCAAACTCAAGATCGGTCGAACTCGCATTTGTGTATGCGTTATTCGAGTGCTTGTGAATAAGCTTGACGGTCATCGTGTTTATCTCCGGTAGGGCTTAGATCAGACAGACACGTTGATCCAACTTGTCCCATCGTAGATATAGAGATTTCCAGCGACATTGTTTAGCCACATTTTTCCTACAAGCGGGTTGGTAGGTGCCTGCGTACCGATAAAGATTCCACCAACCTGGACAATTTCGCCGCCGGAATCTTTCACTTGCAGGTAAGGGCCTGACTCGTGGTAGTTAATAGCTATCTCTGAGCTTTCAATCTGATTGCTACGGACGTTCTTATATTGGACGCTAGAAGACTTGTGAATCAGCTTTGCGGCCATTGCTATTTAGCGAAGAACGCCCACATACGGGGTATTCAAAGTCTAGGAAGTATGCAAGCAGTTAGTGCTCAAACATAAAAAGGCATAGTCGCCTGCTCTACCCATTCTTCTGTGGTGGCATCAAATATAAAGTATTTGTCTGCGGTAAAACGGGTAGCCCCATTTTCGTCTAAACCCAAGTTCCCGACTTCGTCATAGTCGTCATACTCTTCAAACACCTTCGCTTCGGGAACTGGTTCTGTTCTGGCCATTAGCCCAATATCATGTTATTTGAACTATAGGGGCCCGCGTTGTTGGATAGGGCGGCACTATGCCCAAAATCGATACCTGGCTTAATCACCGCGTATTTAAGATTTAGCGCATAAAGCTCGGGTGTTACTCCTCCCATGCCTAAACCCCATGCTTGTGAAAAAATTGGATGCCTCACTACACCTGGTCCTACAGAGGTGATCGCACCAGTAATAGCTATAAACTGATCAAGACCATTACGCCTGAATAAAAATCCTCGGGTCGCTTCCCAATCAAAATTAGTTCCGGCAACAATTGCGCTATTTGGATTTCCGTCAGTTGTGCTCCCTGGCTTCTGTGCTGCAGCATTATCAAGAACACTCAAGCCCATCTGTCTAAAAGCACTGTATGAACCACCACGTCTAAATCTGTATAGGCCAAAAAAGCCCACTACACCTGAACATTTCCAGTCCCGACTAACGCGGTAATCTGTAAAGTTGTGGCGGTCAACTCTTCGACCCTTTGCGGAATTTCCGTAGACAGCACCAAAAGCTGGTCCTTGCTTGTACTTATCATCGGGTGTTGCAGCGAAGAAGGCTGCGCCCGCAGCAGAAGCCTCTTCCGCTGCACGGTGTGAGGTCTCCATGTATCGATAGTTAGACGTTAGAAGGTGAATATTATTTTCTACTAAGTTTCTGTCAAAATCGCTGGCAGCATCAACAATCGCTCTCCCGTGACCGAACTTAACGGTTGCAACGGCATTTGGCGATCGATCGTTAATTGACATAAAGGCATTTGTAAATCCAAAGAAATCAAAGTTGTTAGAACTGCCCCACTGCAGCGAACCTCCTGTGTTTCCGTCAAACTGTTGATCATCCAGGGTGTTATTGCCGATCAAATAGCAACCGGCCATGTGTAGCGTTGCGTTGTCAATGAAGTTGAACAGCGGCTGGTCGTCACCTTGACCGGCGTTTTTATACGGCAGATCAGTCGCTGAAATCGCAACATCTCTGCACACCAGTTGGTTTTGGAACTGAAATGTGCTGTTGGATTGCACTTGTCGCAGCACGCTTACGCCTAAGAGTTGGCACTGCTGGTAGACCCACGCATTCAAGACCTTGCGTCGGTCTGTCTGTGTTCTAATTTTTTCCACACTTGTTGATGTAAGTCCGAAGTGCTCGTTTGGTACATACATTTTGCCGGTGTTATCACGAGTACCCGCACCCATCTCTGCAGTTGTAGTCGCGCCCCAAACGTGCATACCCTGAATTGTTGATTCGTTTCTAAATACGAATCTTGTGCTTGCAAAATCAACCGTTGCCCATTGTCCTGCATTTCTTAGACGTACTTTGACGTTTGTTATAAAACATGGTGCCAGAGTTGCATTTTTAAATGTTGATTCAAGTGTTCCTCCTGCATCAATTTCATTGTTACCGCCGCTAAGGCTATCTAACGCCAACTTGTTTTTACCGCCACCATTTCCTACTCCACCCTCTGCGGCTGTCCACCCAATCCCGCGCCCTGAATTCCAATCGCCCTCTGAAATCGAGTCAGCCATGAACTTGTGGCCACCGCCTCCGCGACCATCGGAACTAAGCTGATTTAGTTCAAAGCTGTAACCCTGCAGCAAGACTGGATGTTTAAAATCATGAGTGACACAGTCATCGCTGTAAACACCACATCCCAGGTAATAATTAACACGGGTCGTAGTGGATACCGCAAGGTTCGCAAACTCGATTGCAAGCTTTAAACTCGGACAAGCGGTTTCGGGTGAGAGTGGAGGGGTGCCGATGAGCTGGGTAATGTCGGCGTCATGATTAAGCGATTCGAGTGCTATTGAATTTACTAATGCTGGATTAACAGGAGGTATTGCACGCGGATTAACAAAGATGTTGACACTTCCTGATACAACACCAAGTAAGCCATTTTTGCCCTTCCACAGGTCTATCCATGCTGGTGTTACAAAATGGGGACCGGAGTACCCTTTGTTAGTTGCTAGTGATGATGAACCATTCGTAACGGTTCCCTCTTCATTGTTTGTGTCAAAAGTTGCAGCCTCCGGTATTGGTGTGCCGTTATTGTGCATTCCCGTGATCGCAGTGGCTGGCGCGATGTAGGCGAGACCAAGCCCTGCACTCGGAGGTGCTGGATTGTCAGTTTCATGTTTAATAAATACGAGTGCCTGCTGGTCTGTTTGAAGGGTGTTCGCTGTCAACGTTCCTTCAACCGTTACATCTCCAGGGAAAATGACGTTGTCTGTTGATGCGTCATCTGAACCCAAGCCTTCGGGCGACAATACCTCCCCCGTTTGCAGGTCGATTAAACCTGCGGCCGTGACCTGGAAGCCCTCCTCATTAAATCCGTTTAGATAAACGCGACCGCCTGCGGAGTTGGTAAAGAAGAAGGTAAATTTATTACTTGCGGTCAGATCTTTTTGGTACTTAGGTAATGCCTTTGAATAGTTATTCAGTCCAGCCCATTCAAATGCGTGACCAAACAATCTTATATTTGAAGGACGCCTCATTGTTAACGACCAGTTGTCCCATGTATTTGCAGCACCACTTGGATTTGCAATACTGTCTAAGGAAGTGCCAGGATTTCTTTCGCGGTCTGCTGTATCTTTTGGCCGTAAAATCTTGTGGGCGTTGGTGTTAGTAAATCCAAGACTTCTGAGGAGTGAATACAGCCCGAGGTAATCGCTATTTGTGCGAAGTTGCCGGTAAAGTTGCTCATCTTGCCATAAATCACTGTTTACATAACCCAGGAAGGGATCTTCGTTGGTGGTGTCTTTATCTCGGTCGAAGACAATCGGTTTCTTCGTGTTTTTGAAGAAATCCTCCGGCGCATAGTTGGAAGGCATGTGGACAAATGCCTGATCCCAATACTGAGTCTCAAAAGTGGAGGTGGCGATATGCTCGACGATGCACTTGTAGTGCTTGTTCAAATAACGAACTACGTCGCCAGGCCGGTAGTAATTATTGGTGGCGTGATAACCGGAGCGATATTCCCCTCTGTTATCCCAATCATCAGATGCTGCTGCTCTGCGGATTTCGACCTTATTTCGACGAATGACACCACTACCCTGTGGCGCTAAAACAGAGACCTTGCCGACAATGATTGGTTCGTCGTCGCTGATGTATGTGTCTATGGATGTTTCGGCTATGTCTGTCTGGATGCCGTAGTCACGAACGATATTGCGTGACTGTGTGCTGGTGTTGTTACAGGTGATTGAATAAGTGCGCTCTTCCAGATTGCGAACATCGCGAAGCCTTCTGACGTAAACCCGCAATCCTGCGATAGGAGGCAGATTTCCGGCTGGAGAATCGGTCGGTGGCGATCCACCTACTGCTACAAATGCAGATGAAAAGTTAAGTGTATCTGGGGCACTCGTTTCCCATGCAACGTCTGCTAGTGGTGCATAGTAGTCATTGCCATTGGTATTTTCGATCCAAACGTAGTTTGTGGTGCCATAATTATTTAGTGAATATCCGTTTACTGCCAGGATTCTGGGTTTGTTAAGTTCGTCACCATCAAGGGGCGACGTAAGTTGAATACTGGTCGCTGTATTGCTCTGTCCTGCAACAATCTCACCTAACTGGTAGGTGGCAAATTTGTTGCGAAGAGGTGTAATGTCTCGCGCAACGTTGATAGTATGCAGAGACCAGTCGGTGTCTGTTGCATAAGTTTCGTCGTGAAATCCTTCTGCTAAAGAAGCGCAACCCCCAAAGTTAGAGTTACTATTAGTGACCGTAAGTTCGCCTCCTGATTCAACCCAATGATGCACCGATTGTCCAATCGCGAAGACACTTACTTCTTGAATAATAGATTTATTTACGCAGCGAATATGGAAGGTTCTGCGTGAAGTATTTTGGCGGAGATTATCTGGCTGTTCTGCAATGTAAGTGCTGTAGTTGTCGTGAGGGTTTCCGCTATCCGCCGTAATTTGTTGCCAAGCACCAGAAACATATCGCTCCCAGCAACGCATATCACGCTGAAGTGCAATAGCCGTATATTGCGCCACGACCATAGATTTAAAGCCTTCAACATCATCGCCATTGGCAAATATGCCACACATTCCATACTTTGAGCGAATGGAGCAATTGTATATATAAGGGCTGGCAGATGATACCCCGTCTGTAGCAATCGTCTGTAAACCAGGGGCTGGTGCTGGTGCAACGATAATTACTTCGCTGTCTCTTGTTTTAGTAAAGGTTGAACTGATTCCACCGTGAGCACCAAAGGAACTTAGGATCTTTTCATAAAACACATCAGCCCTGGTCCGTCCTGTAAACGAGAACGTATCGAGCAAGTGGTGGGTCTTCTCATAATTGAGCTTGTCAATAAACGTGAAACCGTAAAAGAAGCCCGTCCCTGTAACGCGGAAGATCGGACGACGGTTGGAGTAGTCAGCCGCTTCATTTAAAGGAAGCGAGTCGCCTGGTTGACCTGGAACATAGTTTGGTCGCAGGTTGCACTTTCGTAGGTCGATGCTGCAGAGGCTCACACCCCTTGGCAAGATGACGCCACCGTCAACTGCGTTGAACTTTGCTAAATCACTAACTGTCGGTTCATAACCGTCTGACCACGTTGGAAAATCTGCCGATGTATAAGCAATACCTGGATCATTAACAATTGTATGGACACCTGGCGCAATGTTGATCGAAACCAGATCACCACAAAGGTTGCCAGGGAGATTTAGATAGTCCCTGCTGGTAATGATCGCGGCTTCAATAACCGCACGGTTGATCGTCTTGAACGGCCTGGCCTCGGTATAGCCGCATTCCAATCGCTGCAGGCTGATGCGCCGCATCTTCTGCTCAAAAGTGCCGTCGTCAGCGGTGGCGTAATCACCAGTAACAAAAGTGTCGCTACCGATATACGGGTTGACATATAGCTGGTACGGAGCATTAAGAGGATCATTGACAACGCTGCCACTCTCTTTAATTTCAGCGTTACCACCTAGCTGACGAACTGCATCAGTCAGCGCATCAATCTGTGAACGGAAGTGTCCCTGCGACGTATCAATGTGGCCGAGCGAGTTGTTTTCACCAGCGCGGTTAATCTCAGTCACTCGCCAACTACCTAAGAGGTTTGTCTGAGTCTAATGTCTCCTGTAGTGACGAATCGTGCTGACCCTGCGACTAATTCAGTGGGTCTAACATTTACTGCTGTCTGCGTAACTAGCAACTTGGCTGTGTAGAACAAACCACCGCCAATTCGTGATCTTCGCAAATCTGGGTTTAGCTTCTCGTTCATCATCCAGAATTCAGCATCCGCTTCACAGCCTTTCTCGGTCATGAGCAGTAGCTGCATTAATGCAAGCGCATTATCGTCATCCACATCAAAACATCCACGGTCAATGAAATACTCCATTTGACCACCGCCATTCACCATCGACTTCACGGCTGTGCCAAACCGTTCGCCCACATTGCTGGTATCGACTTGGTCTGCTGCCAACTCAAGATTCCATTCACGAAGTCCGGCGATCACTTGCCAGCCGGGGAAACCGGCTCCCACTCTGGGTTGTATGTCTGCGTTCTCGTAGTCTCCCGACCCTGCAACTGGCTTGTCGTATGTCGGTTCGTGCTCGCAGATGCTTTCATTAGTTGCGTCATCTTGAATGTCACTGAACCAATAGTCAGACGTTGCGCCTGAACATGGTCCGTCGTAGCACTCCCAGTAGCCATTGTTGTAAGGCACTGTGCCGTAGGCAGTGACTGTTATATCCCCGTAAACGTTTGCGACTTCAACTCGATCCATGGGAGAACCGGTGAAAGCCTGGCACCTTGTCGTGTAGAAACTGAGAAAACCAAACTGATCGGCGTTAACGTAATAGTCCTGCTCGCTGCAATTTTCAGGGACTCCGCCTACTAGGTTTTTTGCATAGAAATTAGCGTCGTCTTCTGTTTCGCCTGATGGATATGACTCAGTACCTGTCTTGTAGTAGCCGTCGTCTTTATTAAGGACGTGGTTTCGATTCGGTCCTAAATACCACTTGCTTTTGGCATACATACCGAATCCACTGACCTTGCCAGGGATACCGGTTGTTCCACAGATGTTTGGGAAGCCTTGAACCTGGACTCGATCGCCGTTCCAAAGCCAATCGGGAGCACCCTTGATCCGATCACAAAGTGTGTCCAGATAACCACCATCGAGCACCACCGTCTTTTTGACCGGAAGGCGTTTGAGTTTTAAGCGTCCGCCTACACCGAGAACTGCCATCAGAAATTCATGTCAAGGGTTCCACTGAGTTGAAACGCAATTTCACAGGCTTGCGCTTCTCCCACAGACACACTTGGTGTAATGGAGGTGATAAAACCAGAACCACCTACCTTCTGACCATTAATTTTGTCCAGCACAAATTCGACCGCTTGGCTGGTATCGGACATGATCGTGTTTAAGAAGCCGGTGGTGGTGCTGTCCTCGGGGTCATAGAAGAGTGATGCACTTCCTGTTGCACCTTTGACACCGGGGGTATAACTCCGATCTGCCGCTCCAAGACTGGTGGTCTCAACACTGTTTCTGCTGATAGTGAGAGACCAATTTCGGCACTTGGCGACAACAGCATTGTTATGTTTCAGTTGCCCGTCTGAACCTGTAAGAACTCCCATTTTTAAACCTCCAAGGTTGCGATCAATCTGACGGAAACCTTGGATAGGCCGCCTTGGACAGTTTCGATTGATGGTGTCTCTGCCCACCTCCAGCTTAGGTAGTTCGGGAATGCAGAAGAATCCATACCGCTAAATATTGCAGTCGGAAGAATTAAGCTGTCGTTTCCTCCTTTCGCGTCTGTATAGCAGTTCAATAGTTCGGTTAGCTGTAAATCAGTAAGTATGAAGTCGCAGTCGAGTTCAGCATTGAATGCCTTATCACCAAACAAACGTGTAACCCCTGCACCGTTGATTGCACTAAATCTTTTGGTGGGGAACTCCCCTGGTGTGTACCTTCGACTGGTGGGTGAAATTGTTGGAAAAGCAGTTGCCATCAGCGTTCTATGGTGAAGAAATTGTCGGCAAAATCTGACTTCAGCATACTGTGATCATTTTCATCTAACGGCCAGTAGATAGCCGTTACGTCAATGTTGCCATCTTCGTCAAATGCAACGCTTTGCACCTTGTAGCCCTCTGCCTTGCTATCGCTACTTTTTAAACAAAAAACACTAGATACGGCATCATTTGTTTTCTGATTTTCTACTGTTATTTCTTTTTCTTGTAGTTCAATGCCATTCCAAAGCAAAACGGTGTGGATGCCGTCAGGGAGATATTCCCAAGATGTAATTACACCGGTTTCGTTGATCGCGCCGTTTGTGGCTGGCTGGTAAGTGATGGTCTCGATGGCTACCTTGATCACACTCCCTACCTGAAACGCAGCCTCATTAGGTATAGTTTTAAATCGAATCGAGTGTGTGATGTATTTGCGCTGTTGGCTAAGCCACTTCGCACGATCGATTGCATGATTTTCATTTGTGCAAAATGCGCTCATATCAATCTGTTCTGTCGGCGCTACGTCTCCAGCATCAGTACGGGTGACTAATACCTCACGTATTTGTGGGAACAATCCACGGTCAACAATGCTTAAGTTTCGCCGTTCTTCGCGCCACTTAACTGACACGCGAGGCAGTAGACGATCCTTTGTGTCGAAGTAATTAGCTTCAAAACTTCCTTCGATGATGTTGCCTGCAGTCATTAGTGCAGTAACGGTCTCTGGTCCAGTAAAGTTGACAACTGGTGAAAGGGTGAATCTTCCTCCACTAATTCCGAGATCTAGTAAAAAATTGCTGGCCATGTCAGAAGCCCAGCTTCTTAAATTTATCTTTTCACTTATCGCGCCATCAAAAAAGTATTTACGATCATTGGTGTAAGTTGCTGCAGACGAAAAAGAATCTGTATCGATTTGTGCTCGATCAAAGTACCCACCAACGCCGTAGACAGAATTGGTTAGGAGGTCTGTAAATACATCAGGAAATAAATGGGAATCAATTACACCCCGTTCGATATAAACACTGACTTGATTCAGACTGGAAATTTCTTTAGTGCTACGAATATTTAAGCCGAGAATGGCCACACCTTCGTACTCAGGGGTCGTTTCATTGTCATCAATAATGTTGACATAGCTAATTGAGTTTTCTGGTTGGTTTGCAGTATTGGTGACTTCGCTATACCAAAAAGCTTCTGCAACACGCGCAAAGGCATCCACGTAATAACTTCCATCATCTTCTTCAGCAGTACCGATAGGATTTCGAGATGAACCCGCAACAGCGGTAACACGGATCTTTACAGCAGTACCGGTAAAGGGGTTTGACTTTGGATCACTTACAGGTAAATTATTAAATCCCAAGTCGCTTGTGCTAACTGTTAAGAGATCATCAACGCTATAATCTTCTCCTGATCTTGTAATCGGGCTTGTCGTTATAGTACCACCGGCATTAGTAGAAATGCGACATTTTGCTTGCCTTCCTGTAGTCGTGCCTGTCGCATGTTCGACCAAGGAAATATCACCTCTATTAACTAAATTTGGTGGATATCCACTACCTGCGTCTTCAACGACTGTGCTAGTAATCTCTGATGTTTTACCGGAATTTAGGTTGCCAAAAGCGTTAATACCTAGGCTCTGAGATGTCCTAGCTAGCCCGTCGATTCCATTGAATATAAAACTAGCACCATCACTGGTTGTTATTGTAATTTTTTCCTCTATATGCGGATCTAGGATGCACAGGTCTGATGCCGCTCCACCGATAGAATTCCGTATCTCCCAACCGGACACTGGGATAAATCTCATCTCGCGTCTTTGACTATCCGGAAAACGAATCCGTAAATAGTTATAGACAGGTTGGCTTGTTTGGCTTCGGATCCCAAAAACCCTGTCTACAGTTACATAACTATCCTCATCTGAATCTAAATATTGAATGAGAAAAAAGCTATATCGATCATCTGTACTTGAATATTTGCCCGCTAAAATTTCTTTACGGTACGAGTCATCTTCTGGGTCATCCCCATCCTCTTGGCCACCACAAAACTCCGAATCGACATACTCCTGATACTGGTCGTATTCTCCTGAATAATTGCTTGGGATTGTCAAAGAATTAAAGTTTGCAATGCCAGAACTTTTAAGCCCTAACACAGACTTAAAGCCAATTTCGATAGTCCTGGCTGGTCTTTCTAAGGAAAAAGAAGCAATTGCCGTTTGTAATAGATGGCTTGATTCTGTGGCTGTCCTACCATTGACCTCATTAGGCCCATTTTGTAAGGTGCTTGATTGCCATACGTGGATTTGACCACCTTCTAATACTTTAAATTGATGAGTTACTGATGTCCCACTGCCTGCGCTTTGTACGTCAGCATCGCTTTTAAAAGGTACTGCAGACCTTGACGTGCAGATGACTAATGCACTCCCCGCTCGGTATAGGTCTCCTACGTTTATTCTTTCGTCATAACCTCGCTGCAGGCTGGCAATCGTTGTTGCTACATCTTTACAGTTTATTTCACTAGGATCTTCACCTCCGCTACTGCTTCCACTCGCAGTAAAAACATGATCGAGATCGCTTGAAGCAAATATTGAATAAGTTAATGTATCACCTGGCTCTACTGTTTCAAGTTCGTCTGATGGACCTGTAAAGTCTTCACGATCTAAATCTGTAAAGCCTGCACGACATGCAAACTGGTCGCGCTCTTTGAGGTTTTGGCAAACTTTTTGATTACTGTCTTGTCGCTCATACTCACCATCGGCGCGGGACTGCCACTGCGTTAACGCCTCAAACCGTTCACCTAATTTAAACGCAAACCTGTTCGCACAAAATCCGTAAACTCCGAATGTTGATTGGTTACTTGGAATAATTGCCTGACAAAAAGCAGGTGTGGGCGTTTCTGAATTGCTTTCTATGCAGTAAACATCTGCACCGGCTGTGGGGGTGTTTTCTTCCTTGTTGCCTGGATCAAATTCAGGCACAACGCCTAACTGGTAGTAGTTTCCGTTTCTTCCACCTTCAATTCGGCCATTCCCTGGTGAGTAGTAAATAGTTGCTCGACCTGCCGTTTGATCTGGTGTTAAGTAGTAACTCGCTAGCGTGTTATTCCCCAGTGCTGTCTGAGCAAAATCAACTATCGGGCCTTCTGGCACGGTGGGTACGTTTGAGGCTTCTCCGACCATAAAAATGCCTCGGAAAAACTGACCGCCCCCAATTGATTGCAATTGAGACCAGATCATATTCGTGTTGATCCGAATCCCACCGTATTGATTACCACTGATCGTCTCCCGCTTGGCATAAACAATCGGAATGACGCTCCCTAGGTTGACTACGTTTTGAATAGAGTCGAAGCCTGACTTTGGGGCAAAACGATCTTTCCGAACAATGTCCTGCCCGTCAATTTTTTCTTCGTCAAGGCTTGTAGTCTTTGGCTCTTGGGGCTTTGGAGCCAGCAGCATCGATGCACCGGTCAGGAGTAGACCGATAGCCAAGTTGATCATGATGATCGTAAACGGCTCTAACGCAACGATCTCGCCAGGTTCAAACCTGTTCTTTACAGCGCAATAGTCCAAAAACTGTATGTATTGCTCCTCTGTCATGCCGGTAAGGGCAATTATCTCTCTGTCTTGAGGAAGTAATACTCGACGGGCTTTCGGATCAAGCATTACAGCAGATTCACAGATCCAGTTGACGGCAAAGCGCCGACAATCTTTGCAGATAGTCTACGTCTGGGAACATCCGCAGTAATTGCATCTAACGGGCTTGAAAGCCTAAAAGCGATCCTAGATAAGTCATTACTAAATCCCGTCATCATGAATATGTCGGTTGTGAAGTCCGCCGTTTCTCCCAAGCTTGCTGACAAAACCACCGTATGAACCTTGACTATTGATCGGAGGTCAGCATGAGTTTTTGCTATCGCCATGGATATTTCATTGTTTGCAAAAACCAGTTGAGCATCCACGTTTGCTCCTTCTAAATCGACTGTTGTGCCGGTGTAGCCAAAGCCCGCAAAGTCGTAGGCATAGCCGTTGAATCCACGTTTTTGAGCGTGGTGAAAATTCTGGAAGTAATACTCCGTTCCTATCTCGACATAGGTTCCGATAGCGACTGTCATTAGGCGACTCCTGTACTACGGCGGGTTGCTGGTTTCTGTCGGAGGTCTTTAAGGGTCATTGACCTTGCACGGTTAGCTGTTTGAGCCAGTCCGGTTTGGAACTCCTCAACTGAGACGTAGCTGGTGTTGTTGATGACTGTGCTTTGGAACCTCACATCAATAGGTTCTGGATTTTCAATTGCCGCCACTTGTGCCATTTGCATCTCGACCACCCTCGAAGACTCACGATTATTTGTGGTGCTTATCAATGCACCAGCAGCCGCGCTAAAGGCACTTTCTGCAAATCCGTCATCGCCTCCCTCAGAACTGGTGGTTGCATTACCGGAACCAAGTGCTCCAGTAGCTGCGTCAAACATTCCGTTGGTTCCGATTCGACCTGCTTCTGAAGGAATGAAAAGTTCTGGTCCGGTTTCGCCCACGATGTAAGGCTTCTTAGCCGTCACTGGTCCACCTAACGCATACTTAGGCAACTGAATAATGCTGTTAAAATCGTTTGGATTATTAAAACCACCGCCACCGCCACCACCCCCAAAGGCACTCAAAATTGCAAATATTGCCTTCTGCGCCAATATCCTTGTCGCCATATCGATAAACGCCTGTCCGATATTTTTGAGCATTGAACTCATTGCTTCTTCCACCGTGCTTGTCCCATCGATTAATCCAGTGACGGCGCTACTCATTGCTGTCGCAAGCTCTGACTCAATCGTCTGAGCTAGTGATGCAATCTGTCCACGGGTATCGTTGATGCTCTGTTCCAGTTGGTTCATGTACTGGAAGATTGGATCTGCGTTTCGGTCGGCTAGCTCTTTGCGGTCATTAAGTAACCTGTTAAGCGTGGCTTTCTGATCGTCACTTAAAGCATCATCATTTTTAACATCCGCCAGTGCGTGTTCCAGCTCAACCTGTCGGCGTTTTTCTTCGGTGGTTGCGCTTTCTAGAGCAAAGGCACGTTCTAAACCTTCGACTTGCTCCTCAAAAGCCTTGGTTCGATCCACAATTAATTGCTGCTCTTGATTAGCCAGTCCTTGCATTTCCGTTTGATGTTGCAGTTGGCGGAGCACGGTCTGTTCGACTTTGCTTTGTGCAGTTAGATTTTGTTGTTGGATTTTAAGAAGATCAACATTTAACTGAGACTTCGCTGCTTCGCGTTGTAAGGTAATTTGTTGCAGGCTCGACTCCTGTCCAATCAGGTCAAACTTTTCTCGCTCAATACCTAAAAGTGTTCTTTGGTGATCAATCTGCAAACGGGTTTCCGCAACCGTGTCTTGTGGTTTGGCGGGTTTAGGACCGCCAGCGCCTCCTTTGGTTTTGTCTTCCTCATCAAGAACTGTTGTTACGTCATTTTCTGTCATTCGTTTGGCTCGACGCTCCAATGCAGCTTCTAGTGCATCCCTTTCAGCTAATTTGGTGTTTAAGTTTGATACTGCTCTGTCTAAGTTTTTCTTTCGCCCTTCATGATTCCATCTAGTACTATCTGATTCTCTATATTTTCTTAAAGCACTATCTCTCTGCGCTTTTGCTATTGCAATAGGAGCCTCGCTAATCTTAGCAAACATAGTATTTAAGAACTTTGCTAGCGGTATTAGAGAGTTAATCGCAGACGTTGCAAAGTCTTGGAAGGCTGAGCCCATGGAAGCAAACACTGGTCCTAAACTCACTAGCAATTTATCTATCGCTGTCTTCAGCCGCGCTCCTGCTTCAGCAGGTGACTTGGCAATAGTCTTTGCGTCATCCTCGTATTGCAGCATGTATTTGCCAAACTTCTTGACAAAGTCAGCACTATTAACATCGCCGTCTTCAAGAGCTTTTTGTAACTGAGCGGTCGTTAATCCCAGTGAGTCAGCGGCTTTCTTAAAGGCACCTGGAAGACGTTCACCGACTTGCCCCTTCAATTCTTCACTCTGAACGGTACCCTTAGATATGATTTGGGTAAAGGCTCTAAGTATTCCGTTCAGGTCTTCTGCGTCACCTGCGTAGGCTTTATTTGCTGCAGATAAACCTACGAATAGGGTTTCCAACTCTTTAAATGTTATGCCTGAACCTTGGGCTGAGGCATACAGTTTGGTGAACTGTTCTGTTGTATCGACAAGAGGTGCATTGAAGTCATCGACAACTTTTTGAATTGCCTTTACCGACTTTCCAAAGTCGTCGCCTGCCGCTAACTCCAGTGATATTTGAAGCTTGTCAAACTCGGCGCGGGTGACCGCAGCCTCCTTGCCTAGTGCGGCTAATGCTGCAACCCCCTCAACAGCACCGCCAGCTAATGCGCCACCGATCGCGCCTGGCACACCACCGGTAAAAAATCCGACAGTAGCTCCAGTGGATGCGCCACTTAGACCGGGAATCGCACTAAGTGCGGAAGAGGCTGCGACACCGCCTGCTCCAATTGCGCCTTTTTGAAAATTTTGACCTCTCGCCTTTTTAGCTCTTAAGGCATCGCGCTTCAAAATTTGGTTATTACGGTACATCTTCTTCCTGTGAAATTCGTCGAAGGCAGCTTGTCGTTCTCTAAGTTCTTGCTTGTGTGCCTCTGTTACTTTGTTGGCCCCTGCTATTTCTGCAGCATTGCCCCGATTTTGCAGTTGAGTCCTGCGAGCTAAAAGTTTTTGTTCCTCTCTTATTTTTGCTCCAACATGTTCGCGGGTGGCATTTTCTGCTTTTGCTTGCATCCCAGCCAGTCTTTTGTGACCGTTCACCATTTTTTCGTTCATATCTTCTACATCTTTGTAAAACCTTCTGTATTTTTTATTTGTTTTTGCAGGGCCGAGGGTAGCTGCCTTGCCTCTGAGACCTTCAAGCTCCTTAAGTTGCTTTTTGTTTAGTTGTCCACCGGCAGCAAGCTGCTCGACTTTTTCCTTGTTTGTGAGTTTCCTTTGGCCGCGAGTCCCAGGAAGTGTTTTATTTAGTCTTGCTTGCTCCTCTCTATTTTTTAGAATTTTTTCATCAATTTTCTCAATTTCGCTTCGGATTTGAGCATTAACTCGCAATGAGGCAGTTTCTGCTTTAGTGACTGCCGTCATTTCTCTCTTAACGCTTACCTGACGATTCAGGGCTGCCAAAGCTACGCCTGGACCTTGGTTGGAATTATTAGTAATAACAGTGCTGTTCCCTGACTTGCCTTTACCTTTCTCTTCGCTTGTGCGGACTCTTACGGTGACACGCCCCAACTTATTAAGCTGGTTTTCGAGTTGCCTTAATTGTGCTGCTGCGCCCTTCGTATTTAGCTTGATTGTTTGGGTCCGGCCTTTGAAGACCATCGCCTTGTTTATTTTATTTACTGTTCCATAAGCCTTATCAAGCTGCTTCTGCAGGTTGTTGAGTTCGGCCTTGCCTACTACGCCAATGCGAATATCAGCGTTATAAGCAGCCACTTTCCTTCCCCGTTACTTTATTTAGTCTATCGACGCCTCTTGCTTGCTTGTAATGCTGCCTCCTGGCGTTTATTTAAGATACTGAAGTAGCAAGACCAGCCTAATAGCTCCTCTTGGGTGACATTCTCGTGCAACTGCTGGATAGTCATACCCAGCTCTTTTGCCACCCCAAAAGACAGCATCATCCAGTTGTCACGCTCAAGATCCTTTTCGAGTGCTTTTGAGATCGATGTCTTGGTCCTCCTCTTCGTCAGGATTTTGTAGAACCGCAAGCATCAACGTTTGCAAGTCCTCATCACGAACATCGTTCTTGAGTTGAGCAATGTCCCCAGGGCCGAATAGACGTGTTCCGTTTCCGTCTTGTGCTTTATTCACCAGCAGGTGGAGAGCAAACACGTTGATGTCATCTGACTTTGAATCACGGTTTGCTCGCTCTCGCTGAGCCATTGTTAAGGGCGAAGCGTAAAACTCAAACTCACTTCCGTCGCTAAGAGTGATTGTTCTCTTGATCGGTTTGAGGTTTGCAGCCTTTTTAAGCTGGTCAAGTCCTGTTGACATGCAACGTACTTAGTTGCATTAATACTACCTAAATAAAAAAGCCCCGCATGGTAACGGGGCTAGGTTGCTGTAATTTACAGCTTGAAAGTTGTCGGCTGGCCCGACAGTGCATAATTCAAGGTTGCAACAGTCACGTCTTCTGGTGATACAGAGAAATTGAATCCCAGAATTGTGATTGGAGCTTCAATGTATGCAGAAGCATTATCGTCAGTACCACCGCCAGCAGCAGCAATGGTGTTGATGTAGAGCTTTACCTCAGCACCAGATTGCTCAGTCTTCAGTGAAGAATCGAGCAGTCGTGAGGCCATGCTCCCTTGGTCGGAAGTGAATTGCACCTCCATAGAGCCGGTGCCATCGATGAAACCAGCTTGATAGGTCTTGAACTGAGCCAAACCATCATTAGAACTCGCGCCTGTTGAAAGCGACGTAGTTTCCAACTGGTCCCTCTCCAATGAGAGTTCGAATGAGGCAACGTTCGCCACAGCAGTGAATTCGGAGAGAAAAATCCGAATGTAACCCTGAGTGTTTGCTGACCCCGTGCCACCGTCGCCTGCAAGCGTGACAGCAGAACCACCAGATGTGGCTGATACTGTGATTGTTGCGGAGGAGATTGCTTTGACGTAGTAGTCAGTTGCGAGAGTTAGCGCAGAGTCAATGTGACCGCTGTCTTTCTCCTCGAAACGAACTTTGTCGCCAATGCGATAACCATGCCCCAAAGGCACAGTGATGAGATCGCCGCCAGGAAAATCACTGAAATCTGCTAGGCCGAGATCAGTTGCGGCTGGTTTGAAACTAATGCTTCCACTGTTTCCAGTGAGCACACTTTTGCCTGTTTGGACTGGCACTTTCTTTTAAAAGCGAAGGACGGTTCGGGCGTCTTTCGGGCGTCAGTCGGTCACAGACTCGACTTAATTAAGTGTAACTAGCTGTGAAACCTGCGTTGACTCGCGCCATGAAAAATGGCCCTTCGTCCATCTCCATAAAGTCCGGCCCACGAACGTCTCTTACCCAGACTGTTGCTCCACTTGCTGCTGCTCCGTCATCGTTGGCGTTATTAATATCGTTTAATGCTTGCATCAATGGCGTGACGCTATTTTGCGCTGCCGCTGGTCCTTGGTTTTTTGGTACAAACAACTCAATAACGATCGAGCCCCGGATGTGCTCGAAGTTTCGATTAAGACCGTTTTCCGTCATCGATCCAAATGACACACTGGTTCGTGCCCACTGCTCATCCGCTTGCAGGTTGGTTGGCGTCTGATTCTCTCCGTAATGGCTCACACCCTGTGTTGCAAGTGCCTGTGCCAATGGGCCTTCGATTTTGTAGCGGATGGCTTGTAGGGTCATTGGTATTTCCTAAAAACGGATTGAATCTGCTTCTTTATGGTCGTATCAATTCTTGCGTTTAGATACTTGTCATACCAAAACTTTATGGGGGGTGATCCACTCGTCAGGTTTACGGCTGTTCCATCAGATCGCTTAAACGTTGGTGATCTACGCCCCGTTGGAGTTGGTTTAATGTCCATTGCATACAACCGATACTTTGCCCTGTTACCTAGTGAGTAACCTCCAAGGTTTGGTGAGTCTGGGATGTGTATTTGTTCTGGTAATGGTCTCGTTTTTGGTTGTTTTGGTCGGTCAACCGTTGATATGTTCGCTTTGATTGATTTCTTGCCTGGTAAAACTTCCCAGTTCGTAGCGAACTGACCACTCCAGTAAGGACCAGCCTTGAATAGGTCTTCATAAACTGCTTGAACACTCTCTTCCAAGACCTCCTGTAGAGCTTGGCGGATGTCTGGGACAATTTGTGTAATGTTTCTAGTCATTGTGGCCTCACGATGCAGGTAAAGAAAATTGGTTTGTCACCTCTGTACGTTTTAATGTCAACGATCTTGCAATCCCGTGATACTCCGTCAAAGGTGATTCTAAATAAATCGTTTGTGGTCATGTATTGATCACCAATCTGTTCAGCATCCAGCAGAATCTTAAAATCCTCTTCCTGGTACAGGTTTGAGGTCGTCTTGTCCAAGTCCAGCATTACCGCCATGACTGCGTAGGTAACGCCCGTGTTTAATACCTGTCCTGTGACAGCGTCATAGGTGCCCTCACCCTTTTTTATAAAGGTGCAACTGGTGCCCCACTCTTTGATGGCAGGTCCAGGTATTGCTCCAAAGACATCATCAATTTTGCTCATTAGTTTCTCGACATAAGGCCGACACCGCCCGTCAAACCACCAAGCCAACCACCGATTAAATCGCGCAGCCAGGGAAATTTAATTAGGACTGTTGGATCATTGACGTTGTCAACTGCAGCCGCATTTGTGCCTGTGAACTGCTGGTACTTCTGCACTAGATCACCAATTTTGGATTCAGCCAAATAGGTGCCCTGTGGCGCAGTCCCGCTAGTGATTAGGGTGTCTGGTTTTTGTAATAGCTGCCAAGACAATTCCATTTGAGCTGTTTGTATCCGGACAGGTATTGCGTCAGTGGGTGAGGTAATTCCATCGAATGTTGCTCCCGTGCGAGGCCAGGAAAGTCTCTGTGTAGTTGCGTTTCGTGAGCCCTTGTAAATCAAGGTGTCCAGCCACTTACATGCTGAGATAAGGCTCACTTCCTTCTCACTTTCGGTGTAAGCAGTCCAAGCACTTGCCCAGCTTTGTGTCGCGGCATAACTGGTCATCTCAACCAGTGAGACGAAAGAGTTTGCTGATGCTCCCCCAATCGTTGCGTCGATAGTCATTAGACAACCTCCGAATAAGTAACGACCCAACCCTGTCGCGATAACTCAAGACGCTTGCGTTTTGCTTCTGCCTGTGGAACATCACAGAGCCAAAACACTCCTGATCGGTAGCAGTGCATTCTCACCAAACCGACCATGCAGCTAAGTTCTCTCCCCACTCTAATTAAGTGAGTAATAAAAAAGGGAAGAGGTAACTACCCTCCTCCCTTCGGTCCCCATCGCAACCAGGCTAGGTCAAGCGTTAGCTGCGAAAGGTGAATTAACTGTGAGCTTCACAGCAGGGATTAGACGTGCATCCGTATAACGGAGAGCCCAGTTGCTGGAAGTTGACAGTGCGCTGTTCTCAGGGTTGTCGCTGGAGGAGTTCCACGAGACCCCACCAAGGGCGAAGCAGTAGTGGTGGTCCCAGCTCATCACTGACTGTTTCGAGAGGATGTTCCGCTCGTATTCGTATCGGGTTTCCTGTTGCACACCCTCGTTAATTGCTCCGCTGCCGAGAAGCATTACTGGGTACTGATCAGCACCACTAGCGTTGATAGTTGGTGCCAGAAGGTCATCAACAATTACGCGAAGACCCATGAACTGAGTGGGCTCTGCTTGAGCTCCCAGCCCGCCGCCACCCCAGGTCACGGCCCCTCCGGTTGAGAGGGCGCTGGTGCTGAAGGTCAGTGCACCGATCTGGCGTAAATAGTTTGCGACGTGGGAGTGCATTGCAATCACACTTAGCTCGTCACCACGCTCACCAAGCACGTTCTGAGCCTTGATGACACTTGCTGCACTCAGGAAGTTAGCCTCTGCAGCACCAGAAGTTGCCTGAGAAACATCAATGGTGTTGCTTGAAAGAGCACTACCAAAGATGCCATCCAGCATGGCAAGCAGCGTCCGTGAACGCAATTTGAGCAATGTTTTGCTCATATAACCTGCTACAGCTTGCATCGGATCAGCTCCAGCGCCCAGCTTTGCGAGGTCATCTGCGGCAAAAGCACCACCACGATGGAGGATTGTGGCCACTTGTGAGCCAGCGGTGATGTTGTCAGGAATTAGGTAGCCATTTGTATTCCAAGTGGCTGAAGATCCGATTGTGGTTTCGGACTCAGTTACAGGCTTGAAAAATGGAACTTCAACCCTTACGCCACCATCGCGGGCGTCAAGTGCAGAGTTACGGGTAAGAACACCCGACTGAATCCATGAGCAACGCTCATAGATTTCTTGGTTGATGTAGTCCCTGAATTGGGGTTTTGTGACCAGATCTCCGAGGAAAGTTCCTCCAGAGAAGTTTTGGAAAGCTGCGCTCATGATCCTTTAGGTTGGGTTTACCGTGAGTCACCCACGTCCTGCTTCAGCTTTAAGTTGCTGAGCTAATCCGGGGTTCTCCACCTCCAGTCGCAGTCGTTCTGTAAGGTTCCTGGTGACATAGGGATTTGCCATCCCTGGTGCTACTGAAGAAGCTGCTGGTGCGGAGCCGATGCCTCGTCCTTGCACAGCTCCAAAGTGATGCTGCCATTCATTCGATTGCTTCAAATTGCCGAGGTACTCAGACAGCGGTTGTTCGACGCCCGATTGAAGAACAACTGCCTTTCCCTCATCGTTTTGTCGCAATGATGGTGACAACAATGTGTAGAGCTGGTTTGGATTCAGCGCGTTGGATTGACTGATTGCAGAAATTGCTGAACTTTTCAGTCGTTCCTGAGCACGTTCCTGAGTCACTGACTCAAGTTGTTGTGCGCTTTGCGCTCGCTCCGCTAAAAGCGTGGTCTCAAGCTCTTTGGCCCGAGCACGCTCTTGCTCATACAGCTCTTTGTATGCACCCTGCCCTTCCAGGTTTTCCCTGACTGCGCTCTGTTGTGCCTCCTGTACTGAGTTGAGTTGTTCTGACAGTTCTTGGATCTGTCTTTGCAACCCTTCTTTTTCCTTCTTTGCCTGCTTGGCATGGTGATTAGCCAGGCCGAGTTTGTGACGTAAACCCTCAATTTCTTGGGGGTCAGAAGAAGGTTGTACGGGTTGGGGAGGATTAGGTGGCACAGCCACCTCTAGACCGGTCACGGACTCGGTTGTTGGAATGTCCTCTGGCATCAAAAAGTGGAGGTAACGAATTAAATATAGTGCTTAATTATGTTATTAACTTGCAGGTAGATACTGCTGTAGGTTTATCAATCTGTTTCGACTATGCTTTCTTTAGATATTTTTTGACGATCCGTGGACTTCTTTTCGGGTCTTGCGACGGTAATAATCTCTACGGGGGTAGGTGCATTATGGCGTCTTGACAAACGTTCTAGTGCAATGGATGCCAGGATTACCATCGTCTTGGAGCAGATCACACTCCTACGGCAAGACTTTAAAGAGCGGATTGATGATCACGAATTACGGCTTAGAGCCTTGGAGCAAGGCAAGTAACATTTACTTAGCTTCCTTGTACGCTCGTGCAACTCGATCCAAACACAAGTGCCATGGTCTCAATTGGCCTTTATGCCGCTAGCGAAATCATCGGAATGAGCCGGTTAAAAGAAAACAGCCTTCTTCAGATTGTTCTTAAATTGTTAAAAGTCTCCTTTGCTTCGTCTAATAAGCGTGTCAGCAAGTGATGGCTACTTGCGTACTCAGCTAGATGCGGCAGATTGACTTGAGGATCCCCCTGGAGCCCGGCGGCGACGTTTGGGCTCTTCCTTTTGTGGTGCAGGCTCCTCGATTCGTCCGTTTCTCCATTTAGCAAACTGCTCAGGCTTGGCTGGCCAACACATGTTTGCAGGGCCGGGGATCCAACACGCCATTACTTACTTGCTTGTTTACTCAAACTAGCCTAGTAGAGGAATTATTGAGCAACGACAATTTGCGTGGATTGGTGGTTGTATAGGAAACCCAGTTCTAGTTGCTCGTTTCTGCAGATGAAGCGGTCTGCATACAGGGCAAGTGACTGGATCTAAGCGTGCATTAAATACCCACGCTGTGACAGGCAGATTTTCCCAGGACTCACTTAAACCTGTGTTTACCAGTGACCATGTCGCTCCTGCGGTTGTGTTCTGAACGCGGGTCCACATTTTGTTGGCATAGCTGCCGGTATTGATGACTGCCTTTAACTGTCCGTTGATTTGTAAAAGCTTTATTACTTTGTCGCTGATTTGCTGAGTAGTCGCT